GCTTCCAAGATATCTTCTAACTTTGAATCTCCGGCATTGGCCACGCGTTCCGTGAATCCATCAATAGTTCCTTATGTTAGCTACCGTTTCTTTGGTTATACGGTAGAGCAGACTGTATATCCCTGAGTTCTTCAGGCCCTTGTCAGTCGTTCGAGCGTAGTTCTCATGGGTTACGCTTCGGTCTTGGCTGCTTCCAGCTTTTAACCGATATTCGGGTTTTGCCATGGTCAATTCCTTAACCATGGGGCAATTGAATTTACCGTGGCAGCATATTGCGCCCATAACCACTGATCTCTCGTTAACCCGTCCTGCGGCGTAGTGTCGAGTGTGTCATACCGCTGATACGCGAGAGCTGTTGTGTTTCTCGCATACATCTCAGCGTGAGACAGGGCCACTCCACCCTTTTTTCGCATCTTTCCGCCACCCTTGCCTTCGTACAGCCATTTGAAGACAGGATTGCTCTTGAAGATGTTGTCTCGAATACCAGGAATCATGTTGACCAAACTCGTGGTTAAGAGTTCGTCTACATTTCCTGGCCCATAACTTTGTGTCAATGGTGCAGCCATTTAGGGCCTCCTAGTCATAGACTTGGGGGACTTTAATCCCCTTTTTGGCCAGCTCCATAGCTTCACGCACGGACATCTTTTTAGGATCAGGGCCCGTATAAGCGCCTTTGGCCGCATTGGTCGGAGGATTCGTTGAATTAGTCGCTTTCTTCTGGATGATTTGGAGAGCTTCCGCTTTACCCTTTTCGTAATACTTTTGGGTCGTTGCTTTAGCCCATCCATAGGCATCATTTAAACGTTTGATATAAGCCTGCTGAGAACGGTCGTCCGGCGGATTGATCGACAGAAACCCCGTAATCAACTGGTCTTCGTCCAAGGCATAGAAATCAGGACGCAATAGTTTCCCATCCGTCCCCTGTTCAGTCGCAAAGGCACTGACGATATTGGAAGCATCGGTCACGACTTTAAATTGCTCCAACTCATCGATCTTCTTTTGCGCTTTTTCAGTCTTTGTCTGGACAACGTTTTCCAGAAAGGAAAGAAAGTCATCTTTGGATTGGAATGCTTTCGCAAACTCTTCGTCAGAGACTTTCTCGCCTAACTTTTTCTCCGCTTCTTGCTTCTGTTCCTCGAAGTCAGCCTTCTGCTTTTTGCTTAGACCGTTCCAGTATTCAACGAAGCGTTGATCTGCAGCGATCTTGTCATAAGCTTCGGCTTTCTTCCGCGTGTCGGCTATGGCCTGCGTTTTCTTGGTGTAATCACTCTGCAAGTTCTTGTAGACGCCTTGCAGTTCAGGAGGCAAAGTTTCTGGGTCTATATTTGAGAATTGTTCCTCGGCGGGTGCGCTTTGCGCCTGGCTGGCCGCTTGCCCGCTCTGGCTAGGAGTTTCAGGGGTGGTAAGCGTCGCTTGACCCTCTGGTGGGGTTGCAACGGCTGTCGTTCCCGAATTGCTCTCTACTGGACCGTCCGTCATGATAAATTCCTCCTATGCTTGCACTTTTCCTGTAAATTCCCTGATTTTTTGCGTTGAAAGCGTTTGCGCTATACGAGCGGCTTGCGGGCTATAGCTCTTTTTTGTTTTACCTTTCTTGATCGATTCGGCAATGGCAAAAAGCCTTCTCTGGCGCTCAGACGTGCTTGGCATTGGCTAAATACCTCCCATAAATTTCACGGATTTTAGGTCGGTCTTTGTCAAATTGACGTTTTCGCCATTCGCGTGTCCCTTCAATCCATGATTTTGTTCCAAAAGTCGCGCCATTGACGCGATCCCCCGCTTCACGGACTCCCAATTGCTTCATGACTTCGGCTTTGTGTCGTTTACTTTGGATTTCAATCGGGTTTCCCATTTTGTCCGTAAGATTTTCAAATTTCTGACCGATATATGCCAAATAAACATCGGGAACGCCATCGCCAGCGCCTTCAAGGCCACACCGGTCACATAAAGAAATGATCTGGCCATCTTCGTAGATTGTTTTGGTGTGCCACGCTTGGTCATTTCCGCATCCTCGGCATGTCATGACTATTTCACGAGACTTTCTTCTGGACTGAGTTGTCCTGTCGCCTTTCCGGTCGCTTGGACCCCTTTTATCAAAGTATCGATCTGGATCTGTTGCGCCTGAGCATTTCGTTTGGCTGTTTCAGCTTGCACTTTTCCGGTATCAATCGCTGAAACTTGGGATTTCTCGTCTTGCTGGGCCGCCGCCGCTTGTTGCTGCTGATCAAAGGCCACTTCCAGCCCTTTGATCTCGTAATCACGCAGACGTTCTTTCATCACCTCAGCCATGAAAGGAGGAATGCTAGGAAGTGCCGCCATCTGAGCCCCTACCTGCATGACGTTATCCAAAATCTTGTCCCTAGTCATTTTGTCTAAAGGCAACGTTGAACCGGCTTTCACAGAAACGTCGTATTCACCTTTGATATCTTCAGATTTGAATTTAATGGTCTGTGAAACAGGATCAAAGATCCCTTGATCTTTGAAGGCTTGGATGATTTCGGGAGGTTCTTTGCCGGTGATCTTGGCGATATAGGGTACTTGGAAGTTATTTTTTAATTGAACGATCAGTTGACGGGCAATGTTCTCACAATGCCGTTCGATGCGGTCTTGCTTACGGTCCGTCCGGGCGTCTGCGCCGCCTTTAACAAGCTGAAGTTCCCCTTCTGTGCGCGTACTGGTCTTAGGAGTGCCCCCATAAGCGAATTCTGGCATTCCATTCACTTTACGGATGACATTATCAATCCGGTCCAAAATGATGTAGATATCCGGCGGTAGTGACCCGAAATCAATCATCTTAAAAGCGCCTTGGATATCGCCTGTCCCGGAAGCGTAAAGAATGGATCCGTCAATTCCCTTCTCAAACTTATCAAGTTCTTGGGGAAGCATCGTTCCCTTTTTCACGACCATCTGCCGGTTCCAGCGTTTAACATGGTTCAACATCATCGTGAACACTTTGATTTTCTCTTTCACTTGAGGTTCCCAAGCGGCTATATCGGATTGCGGATAAGGTTCATCGGGGACCTGATGAAAAGACAAAAACTGATAAGGATATTCGTCTATATAATCAGGCCAATCTTTAGGATCTTCCAAATACTTGTCCATTATTTCATCGCAGAGCGTATAGACCTTATGTTCATGGGAGTCCCAAACTTCATAGATGGCTGAATAATTGAAATCTTCCCGATAAAGGATGTTTTTCATGTATTTCACATCGATACTCGGGTAGGTGGATCCGTTCAACTTGGCCGCTGCCCGACCATAATCCTTCTTGACATCTTCGGTGGGCCTATAAATCCTCTGGGCAACCCATAGATTGTCTTTCGTTGGGCGTTTACAGCCCACGTTCATGAACATATCTTCCCAAGACACCCGATTGGAATAAATGGAATCTTCTTCCAGCTTTAAAAGGTCGCCGCTGCCGGTCGTTTTGGTGTTATTGCCGACCTTGTTCCATCCATGACCCACTAAGATCGCGTCAGTGATTTCCAATTCGATTTCTTCTTTCATATCCAATTCGCGCCATAGATGGTTCACGCCCGCTTCTAAAAGATAGGAACCCGCTATCGTGGCGTCTTTCTTTGGATTGACGGCAAGATAGGGATCACGGAAATAGAGATTGGCAAGCGTTGCGTCTTTATAGGCGAAGACTTCGCCAATGGGAGGGACAAAGGTATTTCCTAAAACCACGTCGTATTTACCCTTTAATTCCTGGATATAATTGCGCCAGTTATTCTCGTTTTCTACCTGTTCACGCCACCGTTTCGAGACAGAAATACGATCATGCCACCGCTGGACCTGCTGCGCTTCTTTCATCTTTCCGAATTCTTCAGCCATCAAGCCACCTCACGGAAGAAATCACGGAAAGGCTGATTGAATTTTCTAGCATCTTGGAACGCCGCTTCCCACGATCCAGGCGGTATCCCTTCAGATGCCGCTGAATCACCTGGCACCAACAACTCCAATTGAGAAGCCAGCGCATCAATTTCGTCGTCATGTTTCCCTTTAGGAAACTGTGCCAGTTCTTCTTCTAAAGACCGCATCCATTGTGAATGGAAAACCTTTCCTTCGCGATAGAACGGTTCGAGTGCTTTAATGCGGAATTCCTTGGTTTCATTTGTCGATCGTCTCAGTTCGGTGATCGGAAAGTGAATATTACGCATCCGCATCTTTTCTTCCAACCACGATTTCAGGGCTTTCTGGAAAGCCACCGTTTCTAAACCAATGCTGGAAGGGTGCCATTTCTCATACATCGTGAAGATGTTCTCAATCTGCTCGGATACTTTCCAATGGCCCTTTAAGGTGTCTAAAACGTAAATGTTGTAGTTTTCGTCCATACCTGACACATTGATAGCGAAATAATCCGCCGATTGCTTCTCTGAGATGGCCGGATCTAGCGTCATGGCGACATAGAGCCGCTCAGGTCGCCGTTCGTAATACTTAAAATATTCTTTCTTAAAGACCTGGTTTTCAGCATCGATGGGTTCATTCATGTATTGGGAACTGAATTCTTCCGAAGGACGTTTTTTTAAATAATTGACGTAATCCATCGTCGGCTCTGTTGTTTCCAGCCAATTCTTAGTCAGCACATCGAATTTCTTATTAAATTTCTTGGGGAAAATGATCTTTCCGTTTTCCACGACCTTTCTGACCATCACGTCAAAGTAATCGGATTCTTCATCGATGATGTACTGATAGACATCATCCAAGTGCCAGCGCGTACCAATGACAATCAAGAGACCGCCGGGTTCAAGCAGGTCCATCATGGACCGATAATAGCGTTTAACCTTTTCGCGCTGTTCAGGCGTCTGATAGTTCTGCAACCCCTGCAAATCGTCTAGGATAATAACGTCATAATGTGATGACGTGAGTTCAGCTTCAACACCTGACGTACCAATGGTTGGGGCCGCCAAGGCTTTGTTGCGTTGTCTAATAACAATGTCATCTTCTCGCCATCGATCCGAAACAAAAGGACCGAAAATTTTCGGGAGGTCCGACTTGTCCGTGAGCATTTGCTTGATTTCATAAAGCATTTCCCTCGCCTTGTCCCAAACTTGATTGGCAATCAAAATGCGGATGTTTGGATCTCTCAGTAGCAACTGGATGGAATAGGCCTTGGTCACAACGGACGTTTTAAGGTGCCCGCGTGGAACCAAGATCATTTTCTTACGGGAAGGTCGGTTTAAACGTCTCTCGATATCGTCATGCA